AGATACAATTGCAAGATTATCTCCAGTTCCTTATGTATATTCTAAAGAAAATATTGATATACTAGAAGAACCAAAACCAGAACACCTTTACTTTATTACAGTAGATACATCAAGAGGAGTTGGAGGTGATTACTCAGCCTTCACTGTAGTAGATTGTACAGATTATCCATTTACTGTAGTAGCTAAATATCGGGATAATAAAATTAGTCCTTTATTGTATCCTAATATTATTCATAAGATTGCTAAGGACTATAACAGTGCATATATTTTAGTAGAAATAAATGATATCGGTCAACAAGTAGCTGATATCATTCATAATGATTTAGAGTATGAAAATATGCTTTGGGTAGGTAGTGATCCAAAGTATGGTCAATTTTTATCTACATCAGGAAGAAGCGCAGTTCTTGGTGTTAGAACTACCAAACAAATTAAACGAATTGGATGCGCATCATTAAAAACGTTAGTAGAAAATAATAAATTATTAGTATTTGATAAGGATATTATATCTGAATTTTCAACCTTTATCGAGCATAACGGATCGTTTGAAGCTGATGAGGGTTATCATGATGATTTAACCATGACATTGGTTTTATTTGCGTGGGCGTCTAACGATATCTTGTTTAAAGATCTGATGAACGCTAACAATAGAAAGGCGTTGTTCAGCTCGCAAATGAAATCCATCGAAGAGGATTTAACTCCTTTTGGATTCGTAGATAACGGAATTTTACCAGAAGAAAAAGCTGAAGTTATCGATGGAGACTTATGGTTAACAGACAAATATCATAAAGATTTAAGCGATTTTTTGCGTGATAGGTCATGGTAATTAAAAATTTTAAAAGTATAAATATCCTAGTAGACAATATTTGTTATGAAATACTAACATCATAAGGAGAATAAGATGGCATTTCAGCTTTCACCAGGCGTGCTAGTTACAGAGAAGGACCTAACTTCGGTCGTTCCTTCCGTTGCTACTACAGCCGGCGGCTTTGCTGGCGCCTTCCAATGGGGACCTGCTGAGCAGGTTGTGACCGTAGATTCTGAAAATATGCTTGTAGAGAGATTTGGTGTACCTGACGATAACACGTACGAGTCATTCTTTACTGCTGCAAACTTCCTATCATACGGTAACAATCTACAAGTGGTTAGAGCAGTTCCTGCTGGCGCACGAAATGCAGTTGCTAATGCATCTGCTACAGCCGTATTAATTAAAAACGAAGATCAATATGTTGGATCATATCAAGATGGTGCAGGAAATGTAGGAGAGTTCGCAGCTAAGTATCCTGGTACCCTAGGTAATGGAATTAAAATTTCCATGGCTGATGGAGACACATATAGCACCTGGGCATATAAAGATTTATTCGACGCAGCACCTAATGTATCACCTTACGCATCAAGCTTTGGTGCAACTCGTGATGAGATGCATATCATTGTTATTGATGCTGATGGTAAGTGGACAGGTCAAAAAGATACTGTTCTAGAAAAATTCCCATTTGTTTCTAAAGCTAAAGACGCAAAAAGATCAGACGGTACATCTATCTATTACAAGAACGTAATTAACGACCAGTCTAAGTATATTTGGTGGATGGATCATCCAGCTAATATGACTAACTGGAATACCGCAGCTGATGGTGGTACAGTGTATGATGTTTTAGCTTCTAACGTTACTGTAACATTAAGTAACGGTACTACATCTACCACACCAGTAGATGCTAATATTATTTCAGCAATCAATCTATTCAGCAACAGTGAAAAGTTTGACATCTCCTTATTCCCTGTAGGCCCTGCCTCTTCAGCAGTAGCAGCTGCTGCTATTGCAATGGCAGAAACTCGTAAAGATTGTATCGTGTTCTTATCACCTGAAAAGTCTGATGTAGTAAACAATATTGGAAGTGAAGCAACAGATTCAATTGCATTTAGAAATCTACTCTCATCTTCCTCGTATGCTTCTATAGACTCGGGTTGGAAGTATCAATACGATAGATATAACGATGTATATCGCTGGGTACCATTAAACGGAGATACAGCCGGTCTATGTGTAAGAACTGACTTTACTGCTGATCCATGGTTCTCACCAGGTGGGTTTAACAGAGGACAAGTTAAGAATGTTGTTAAGCTAGCTTTCTCCCCAAGTGCTACTGAAAGAGATAGCTTATACAAAGCAGGAATAAACCCAATTGTTACTTTCCCAGGTCAGGGTACTGTCTTGTTTGGTGATAAGACAATGCTATCAAGACCTTCAGCGTTTGATAGAATTAATGTACGTAGATTGTTTATCGTACTTGAAAAAGCTATCGCTGTGGCTGCTAAGTACCAACTGTTTGAATTCAACGATGCGTTCACAAGAGCACAGTTTAGAAATCTTGTTGAGCCATTCTTGAGAGATGTTCAGGGTCGTCGTGGTATTGTTGAGTTTAAGGTAGTATGCGATGACACAAATAACACTTCGGCAGTAATTGATAGAAATGAGTTTGTTGCTGACATCTTTGTCAAACCAGCTCGTTCAATCAACTTTATCCAGTTGAATTTTATTGCAACTAGATCAGGTATTTCGTTCGAAGAAGTTGGAGCCTAATAGGGAGAGAATAAATGACAACATTTAATATAGAGCGTTTTAAATCTGCTCTTACCAATGGTGGCGCTCGCCCTAATCAGTTTGCAGTTCAGTTATCATACCCTACGTATGTAACTAACCAAAGCTTAGCTGTAGCGCGTTCACCGTTCTTAGTTAGTGTAGCAGAATTACCAGGTCAGACTGTTAATCCTGCGGTAGTGCAGTATAGAGGTCGTGAAGTTAAGTTTGTAGGTGATCGTATCTACGCACCATGGACCATTACAGTTCTAAACGATTCTGAAATGTCCATTAGAACAGCCATCGAGCAGTGGATGGGAGGTATGGAAGACTATGCGTCTAAGATTGGTCGTATGGAACCTTCTACATACATGCGTGACTTCGATGTATTCCAACTAGATAGAAATGGAAACATTTTAAAGTCATACAAGCTTGTAAATGCATTCCCAATTGAATTATCTCCTGTTGGTCTAGACTTCGGTGCTAATGATCAGATCTCGTCCTTTACAGTGACTTGGACTTATCAGCACTTTACCACATCGAGCAATCCATTGGGTAGCATTATTGATTTTGGTAGAATTTTTAGATAATATTTTTTATATAATTTAATGGCTATTACACTATTTGGCTTTACTATTGGTCGTGACAATAGGCAGCAGGAGTTAAAGAATCAATCTTATATAACTCCTGTTGCTGAAGATGGTGCTTCTACTGTATCTGCAGGGGGCTATTATGGCACGTATGTAGATATCGACGCATCTGCGAGATCCGAGTCTGAATTAATAACACGTTATAGAGATATAGCTAACTACCCTGATGTAGATACGGCGGTAGAAGAAATTGTTGCAGAGGCTATCGCCGCTGTTGACGACGAGCCGCCAGTATCTATTAATATAGATAATTTAGATTTAGATGAAAGTATTAAAGATACTATTAAAGAAGAGTTTGATGAAATACTAAGCTTACTTGACTTCAATGATAAAGGTCATGATATTTTTAGAAGATGGTATATTGATGGAAGAGTATATTATCAAAAAGTAATCAATACAGCTCAACCTAAAAAAGGTATTCAAGAGTTAAGATATATTGACCCGCGTAAGATTAGAAAAGTACGTGAGGTACAAAAAGAAAAAACAAAAGACGGGGTAGAGTTAGTTAAGAAGATCGATGAGTTCTTCGTCTACAACGAAAAAGGAATTAGTGTAACACCTGGTTATGCTCCATCTAACAACCAAGGTGCGGGTATTAGAATTTCTGTAGATGCTATTGCATTCTGTCCTTCAGGTCTTTTAGATCTAGATAGGAATGTAGTCTTAGGTTATTTGAACAAAGCAATTAAACCTGTGAATCAGCTAAAGATGATGGCTGATTCTCTTGTCATTTATAGACTAGCAAGAGCTCCGGAAAGAAGAATATTTTATATCGATATCGGTAACCTTCCAAAGCAGAAGGCCGAACAGTACATGAAAGATATCATGAATCGATATAGAAACAAAATCGTCTATGATTCTACTACAGGTGAGATTAAAGACGATCGTAAGTTTATGACCATGTTAGAAGATTTTTGGCTTCCCCGAAGAGAGGGTGGTCGAGGTACCGAGATCACCACTTTACCGGGTGGTGAAAATCTCGGTCAGATACAAGACATTGAGTTCTTCCAAAATAAAGTTTATCAAGCATTGAATGTACCTGCTTCAAGATTTAAAGAAGGTAATGGTTTTAATTTCGGTCGTCAGGCTGAAATTAGTAGAGACGAATTAAAGTTCTCTAAATTTGTAAATCGTCTACGCAAAAAGTTTAATGAGTTGTTTGACGACTTACTTAAGACCCAATTACTTCTTAAAGGTGTTATTGTAGAAGAAGATTGGCAGACGATAAAAGAAAAAATTCAATATCGTTATGCACAAGATCAGTATTATCAAGAAATGAAAGATGCTGAAAATCTTCGCAATAGAATGGACGTATTAAATCAAATGACACCTTATGTTGGTACATATTATAGTATGCAGTATGTACGTAAAAAAGTTTTACGTTTAACTGATGAAGAGATTGATAATATTAAACAACAAAATATGGAAGAACCTCCATCAGTTATGCCTGGTGCACCAGGTTCAGAACAAGCCGCCGCATTAAGCGGCGAAGTAAATCAGTAATATAAATATTATATAATTTTTCAAGGAGTTATTGTGGAAAACGCAGACATTATTAACAAAATGATTGATGACATCCTTAACGGTGATAACGTTGAAGCAGAGCAAGGTGTTAATGCCGTTCTTGCTAGTAAGATTTCAAGTGCATTAGATGACCGTAAGGTAGAAATTGCACAATCAATTTACGGAAAAAAAGACGATGAAGTTTCGCAGGAAGACTTACCTGAAGAAGAAATTGATGTTGAAGAAGATACGACAGAGGTCGAGTAAAGGCTAACATGGCAATTAATTTTCTAAACCTTAGAGCATCGCTGGAAGAAAAAA